ATGACAATTTTAGTTTTCCATTCTGTCCAGTCTGGACGACAATGCTCCATGAGCCGTTTGAACCATGCATTAAAAGCAAGAGAGGGCCATCTTGTGACGGCCCACAGTCCTGTTTCGTAGCAGAGAGCATTAAACCAGCTTTCGCGTGTCATCCTTCCTGGAAGACTGAAATATAAACTGTGCCTTGTTTGGTTAATGGCAGCACTTTATCGCGAAGATCAATATTAAAAGCCCTGCAACAGCCAAGAGTCGGCACCAGAGGTTGCTTGGGGGCCCATGCGCCAGGCCATCCATTTGCACTGCCACCTCCGTGTAAACATATTCCTGCACGGCCATTTTCGGCTTCTTGATTTTCCAGTTCAATCATGTCAAATGTGTACCAGCCATAGGCCATAAGAGTGCGATCAAATGCAGGTTTATCACCCGCTTGTTCATAGTCTCGATAAACAGTACCCAATTTGTACAACCCTGGCGGACAGTCACTATTTTGAATGCGCCATTCAAAATCACTGTATTGTCCACGGGCAAGACAAGGGATTTCCCACAATAGCTTTCCTTCATAGGAAAAAGCTTTCATGGTTTCCACTGCATCATTCACAACCAAATGTGAATCACCAAGCTTGAAACCAAAATCATGTGGACGCTTTTTGGGGCCAATCATTGTAATTTTTGTAGATTCTGGAGCATATTCCTTCATAAGCTTTGATAGCTTTGCAGGATATGTGGGATCAGTGGCATACGATTGCTCTTTAAGCATACGCGCCGCTGCATAACGATTAGGCGCATTGTTTACGCCTTTGAAATGACGATAGTCTTTGTACCAGCGAGTGATTAAATATTCAATGCAAGCAGCAAGACTGGGAAAATCAATAAAGCCCGCCTTAATTGTCACCCATTGACCATCGTAAAATTCTTGCGTGGTGGTAGTGGTGCCGCTGCCCTTTAGTCCTAGAAAATTATTTTTACCAGATGTATGCTTGCCAAAGCCACTTTCTAGGCAGCATTGAGCTGCCGCTAGCTCTGGATAGCGAGCACCATATTTGCGGGCAATATCAAAGCATTCGTTCCAGAATACCCTGTTGGAAGCCGTCATGGCTTCAGTCCTTCACGCGGAATACAGCCTTAAGCCCAGTTAGCACCAGTTGCAGAACATTATTTTCTTTATATGGAGTGCGCTCAATAATTTGATCCAAAGCAGCAACGATGATGCCACCAACCACGAACCATTCAATGCCGCCCATGATTTTGTCCTAGAAAAGGGATGTTCCTAAAGCCTAGCGCTTAATTTCTAAACTACGCACTCTTGTTTCAATATCGCTCATTTTGTCAGTGAGAGCACTAAGTTTTTCAGTGACACTTTCGATTTGCACTGCCACTCTGGCTTGTTGATTGCCTACTGTAATAAGCATGGCTCCAGTGGAAAGAAGCATGCCAGCCGTGATAGTGGCCACAAAATTGGCCATGCCTTCTTTAAAGGAGTCCATGGAGATTTCCTGCAATATTTATATTAGCGAACGCGCATTATTCAACCGAGGCCCGTTAGATTGTTTCCAGAAAAAGTAAATAGTGCCATGCCAAGAGCGAATGGTCCCGATGAGCTTTTGTATTCCCTCATTGAACTTCGCCCTGGAGACGCAAGACGCAGATTTCGCAAGAGTATTTTTGAAGACTATCCGCTCCGTGGTCCTCTTGGACAATGCGCTTGTGCTTATTGCGGGCGATGGGACGAAAAGCTGACTATTGATCATATTGTGCCTAAAAGCAAAGGCGGGCCTCATTTCGCAAAATATAATTTAGTGCCAAGTTGTCAAGCTTGTAATTTACTAAAAGGAGCAGAGCCTATTTTTGAATGGTGGCGGCCACAGCGTTTCTGGACTGAACAACGAGAAGCTCTTCTTCTTGCATGGGTGCATCACAATAGTTTTGTCAGTGCCCATACTTCCTTGCAGAAGGTTGAAGCATTTGCTGAAGAGCGTGATTATTACATTCCACCGTCAAAAGAAGAAGCCCCCATTTCTGGGGGCTTTTGTTACACAGAATGGCAGGCAGCTTAGGCTTTTTCTTTTATTGGTTCGAATAGCACTTGCTTACCTGGGAGATCGTAACGAATGCCAGGAATAGGACAAACGCCATCTTTGCAACCATCGTCAATATTATTTTCAATTACTGCAAGAGCTTCACGTTCTTGATCAGTTTCAAGAGCAAAAATAAGCTGACTAAGATACCACTTAGCCTTCTCTAAATCTTCTAGGCCATTCTTTTGTTCATAGCGCCAAACATATTTCAGAATGTTGCCTTTTAGAAAGCCACGAAACGCTTCGGGCGTCATGCTTGCTTCCATTGCTTCAATGGCTTCTAGGCCGCCACTGGCATAATGAATGGGGCGCTCCACAGGATGGAAGGCTTCGGGGGACTGTTCAAAAGGCATTGCCATTTTCCTCAAACGCTTGAAAGGCTTCTTTAAAGAGAGGGCGGGCCAATGTGGCCAAGGCTTGAGCGTAGCATTGAATTTCGCTTTGCGCATCTGGCTTATCGCGCAATGAAAGGAAATGCAGGAGGGCTTGCAAGCTGCATGTCCAAGTGAATTGCGTATATGCGCTCATGGGCATGATTCCACGAGCTTGCTCCTTGCTCACGCCTAGCGTCAGAAGCGCCCTGTAAGCCTGCTTGGTCTGTGCCAGGGCCTTGGCATATTCAATCATTGCCACTTGGTTCATAGAGGGCTCTAGATCACCCGCTGAGGCTTGCTTATTACTGGCGCTTTGATAGCGGAACTGGCGAGGCATGTAACAGATGTCATCATCAGCTTCGCAATAGCGGAAGCTTTTTTCATTCCAGCCCAATTGATCATTGGCAAACGTGCCACCAATCACATGCTTCCACCATTGACGAGCAATAAATAGCGGAGCTTTAATTTGCCATTTAGTGACAACGCCCCTGAAGGGGCTAGTGTGCTGATGCTTCACCAAATAGTTAAGAAGCTTTTGATCCTTCTCAGACCACTCAACAGAGGCTTGATCGAAACTTTGCCTCGCATCACAAACGATGTCAAGCGAAGTTCCCATCCAATCGATGAGCCGCACAAAGCTAATACCGTCACAGAGGGGATCAATGGTTTGAAGAGAAGAGGGGGTCATTTGTTAGTTTGATTGGTAGGCCAAATGAGCATGCGAATAACAATGGCGATCAACACCCATTGCCAAAAGCCAAGCGTAAATCCTGGGACGATCCATCCCACGCAAATGCTTAGCAGCCACGAGCGCAGGCAAATGAGCCCGAATGTCACGGCAACTTCAGCGATGGCCTTACTGATAACCTTGAGAAGGTCGTCATGCGTTGGAGATAAAGTCATGAATCAAGAGGAAAGGGCGGAGCCTCTGGAAGCCAATCATAGGCGCCACCTTGGTTTCTGTGTGCCAGACAATGCGAGCTTTGCTTTGTCTTCCGTCTTTCACAATGGCAGCAATGGTGCCGAGAAGGCTGGTAGGCATCCATCCTGCAGCCGTTGGCTGGATGTAGACGACGGTCTGCCCAACTTCCCAAGTGTGGGACACTGGCGTGGTCGGGAGCTTTCTAAAGGAAGCCGTACCAAGCTTTTCGGCTTTCCTTCCATCGTCCACTGGATAAACAAACTGCTTGCCTTTTCGCTGCATCGCTAGGCTAAAGCAAATGACTGAGGACTAATGTCAAGGCTTTTCAATGTTCCAGTAGGATTAAACTACAACGGTTGTGAATACATCGCCACTATGGGGCCTTTTGAACGGAGCATGGAAAGGGATTTTGCCCTTGTAGCCAATAAGAAGGCAGTTGCAGAATGCACTGACATTAATAAATTGCGGGAAGTGGCATGCAATATGATGGAAGGTTGGAGCAATATGCAAGAAGCCGTCACGGCATTGGTCAAAGAAAACCTTGAGCTTCGTCAAGCGATGCAGCTTCAACAAATGGATTTAGAAGCAGCAGATCAGCTCCTTGGGGAGGCTGGTGAAGCCATTAAGAATTTTGCAGAGAAAGAGCAATCTTCTCAAGCCAGGCGATTTCTTTGGCCGTTTGCGAAGTAAGCAAAAATACTTTCCAGCCACAAAGCATGGCTAGGTTAAACTTTCTGGCATCTCGTTCGTAGCCAGAGCCAGTAACATGACGGCCACGATTAAAAGTGCCGCCTTGTATTTCAACGAGAGTACGAGAAGGAAGATGCGCAAAATCTGCCCTGTAACGTTTTGAACGCTTGCTTTTTGCATAGCGCTCTTGAAAATCAGCTTCCCAGGCTTCTACATCGCTAAATTCCCGGACCAAGATAAGGCTGGGATAGTGAGCTTGCCAAAGCCCAAGAAACTGATCTTCGAGAGCACTCACAAGCTATACAGCAGCAAAAGCTACTTTAGCTCCTTGGTTCTGGTATTTGCCATCGCCATAGGCGCTAGCAACGTCTTCTTCTAGCTTCATAAACATAATTTGCACTATCCCTTCATTGGCATAGATGCGAGCCGGAAAAGCCAAGGGATTGACAATGCAAATAGTGAGATGGCCAGACCAGCCAGGCTCAATTGGCGTAACGTTAATAATTGTGCCTTGACGAGCATACGTTGACTTCCCATCCGTGATGCCCATCACATTGTTAGGCATCGAGATGCGCTCAAGGCTAACGCCAAGAGCGTATGAATGCGGAGGAAGAACGAAATATGTGGAGCCAAGTGCTTCAATGGGAGAAGCCTCGTACATCATGCTTTCATCAAAGCGCTTCACATCGAGGGGCTCAGACGGCATGATGCTTTGATTGATGGCATTGTCAATGACCATGAAGCCGCTAGGCGACAGGCGAATGTCATAGCCAGCATGGGAAAGGCCATAAGACAATGCCTTGGCGCCATTATCAAGCTCCCTACATTTCTCTCCAATGAAAGGGAAAATAATGTCATTTTCAGCAAGCTTGCTGATTTCCTTGTCGTTAAGAAGCACTTTTTGAAGAGCGAGAAAACAAGCCCATACAGAGCCAAACAAGAATTGCGGCAGGCCAAAAGGGCACAGACGGCCAGATTGACTGGACCGCCCATGCCCCTAAACAAGCCGCTCCAAAACTAAGGCCCAAGACAATAGCTACTGCCAAAA